TTTTTTTATCAAAGCTTTGATATATCTTAAAAATATACCAATTATATATTATATTTTTTCGATACGTAATAAGACAGTGCTGCTACAGAATAAATTGCAGCGCAATCATCTGAACCATTATAGTCCAATACTCCATCCATAAACTCATTGTATTGCGGTATCTTGTCATAGTCTGAACGGAACATTATATTATTTTTGATAAAATCCAAAAAAGCAGATATCCTAGCGTCTGCTCCCATATTTTTATGTATGATTCTGACATCATATCTATCCCTTAAGCCCCGTGCTATAGGGAAATAATTTTTTTCACTTTCAAACAAGATCTCCGCAGGAGATATCCCTTCTAAAAATGACAGAAGAACATTTTCATCAAATGAACTTATATATGTCACATTATCGATATATATTCGCTCATTTACATAACATGAAACCATAATAAACTTTCCGGCATATTCGGGAAGAACATATACAAGTCTTGTTCCCTGAATATTTTTAGATATATCATAATATCTCATATCTTTATTTTCCTGCTTAATTTTACTTCGTTTCCTTTTCAAGGAGAAACGAGTATATTCATCCTTGAATACCCATACGGTAATATATCGCAGACAATCCACCAAGTGACCGTATCTCTCATAAGACTGTCCTGTAATCTTATCCTTTACTCTTTTTTTCAGCACCCCTCCATTAACGTCCTTCTTGGCATTGTTATAATCGACTATCGAGTTTTTACATCCATCATCTACCGAAAATGACATTCCCGAGCCTCCATCGAGCATGTAGTTTACAAATTCACCTGACATTGGTACGGACGGGTTAGAAGCCGGTATCCTTTCCTCAACATGGTAATCGCTTTCCAGCCCTTCTACGAACTTATCAAGAAACGATCTCTTCTCTTCGTCTATAGTGTTCCCGTTTCTTGTCGAAGCATCTCCGTACAGATACAGCATATCATTATACTTTATTGATTTCAGGTAATCTACCGCCATTTTTGAAGCCTGTGTTACCGTGTTGAACGGATCACTGGCGCATATCTCGTTAAACTGCCTTATACTACTTCCATCCACTTGGAAAAATGATATTGAAATATAAGGGAGCACATTGTTATCAATTGATATATGAACCGGCATCCCTTTAATGTAGTGTGTCGTTTTTATGTGTTTGTTTGAATCAAATGCATACAGGAACTCTCCTCCTGTCTTAATGCTTCCCCATTCTCCCAATGCGTATACCCTGTAGTAATTATAATCATGATCCTTGTACCATTGGTAATTAGATATCGTCTGTCTGTCATAGTATCCATACTTCCCGTCCGGAGAACCTACTACCCAGAAGTTGTTCTTATACGAAGAATGCAGCTCTACCGTATCCGATGGATATCTTTCCATTTTTCCCGTACGCTCATTAGCTATCATTCTAGATTTATTATATCTCTTTCCTAATATCCGGCTATAATCCTTAGGTAATAAACTCCTTTTTATCGGATATCTTACTTTCCCGTACAAATCATTCGGATGCTCATCCCACTCGTATGTATCAAGGATCTTGGTTTTTATCCACGAGTCCTCTGATACTGGATTAAAGTTGCATATAATCTGTAGGCCCTCCTTTCCTCGTAGGCGGAAACGTATCTGTGTGAAATCCTCATATTCAAACTCAGTGGCCTCTTCCATCACTATCCAGCGATATCCTGTGATAGACTTTATCTTCTCGGGATCGTCCAATCCTGTAAAATCGATTTTGCAACCATTTATACAGGTTATATTATTTTCCTTTGGAGCGAAAAACTGACTCAATTGAAGAGCTTTCATTTGGGTCTTAAACTCTTCATATACCGTATTCTTAAGACTGGCTCCAACTTTTCTCACAACGAGAGCTGAACCATCTCCGGAGAATACAGACAACAACACGGATTGTGTCGTAGATACAGATTTCCCTGATGAAGAACCACCTCTGTTTATAATATACCGGATATCCTTGTCATGCATCGCCTCACGGATATGCCAAAACAGGGGATTAAACAATTTATACGAGAACACCATCTCTATCATTGCTCGTCCCCAATTATCATGCGCACATTGGTACTGACATCACTTTTTACTGGAGCATCCCATCCAAGCATCTTGCTTATCTGTGTAATGGCGGCTATTTTGCTATATAGCCGTATCTCTACTCCATATTGAGTGTTCTTAATCGATTGGATGCAACATCGGACTGGTTTTGGTATATTATCAAGAGAACGGACAATAAACGTATCTTTACCTTTTAATTGAAGATCTATAGGGTCTACATTTACCACATTTGTAAGGAAGCGCAATGCATCTTCCTTCTTCATATCAGACTTTTTTAAGATATCAGCCTGCAATTCATTTACACGGGATGCGACAGATGGATTTCTCAGTAATTCAAATGCACGCTTACTAACGACCCCATCCTTCCATCCAATACTATTAGGGTAAGCTTTCCGATATGCATCTGTAGCATTACCCGTTTCCATATAATAATGGCAGAAATTTTCTCTATTTGCTACGAGTTTTTTTCCCATAAAAGTCTTTTCGTCCGAAGAACGTACCGTGCCCCTTTACACGGAAACATTATAATTCAAAATTACAAAAAATCTGAATAAAAACAAAACTTGTCATTTAATTCATTTTCTTAAAAGTTCTTTATCATGTAAACCGTGATCACAAGCTGTCTTATAAGCTATATTCCGTAGTTCGTTCAAATTAATATTTTCCATAATCATATAAGTTTTAATGCTTCCTGTAAACCAGCTTCCAGTGCTTCTTCGTAGCTATCCCATTCCTCTCCATCATTTGTTCCTTTATAAGCAGAACTGATTATATGAGTTCCATTGTCAGCTTTAGATATTTCGTATCCATAACCACAGGCACAGTTATATACACATATATGAATATTTTTGGTTTCACGAAGCCACTTTTGGGCAATGGATTGAGTAGGATGGGAACATACTTTTATTGGTAACTCGCTATTTGTTCTATTAGTACCATATTGTCTACCATCTTCAATATTCATAGCAATCATACATGGTTCATTAAACCCTTTCTCTTTCAGCAACTTTGCTGTTTCTAATGTTACAAGTTCTTCGGTCATAACTATTTCTTGTTTAATTCATTCAACACTTTCTTTACCAATTCATAACGTGGTAATTGCCAATCCTTCGCAATATCATCTATTTTATCGTCATAATGATTGTCGTAAACATACTGATTAAGTCTATCAATAAATCCATCATCGTCAAGTCCTTCATCGCAATCATCAAACATATCAAGTTCACAGGCTAACTTGGAACATTCACAGTGGGATACCCAGTCATAAACACAACCGTCATAAACATTGGTCTGTCTGTTGTATTTTTCTCCAACGGAAATTACTCCACCGCAAAAATTGCACCTGTGCTCTTTACGAGCGACAGGAGTTTCATTTCTTAATACTTTCATAGTTATTCTTTCTATTATTTTCACACTATTCACAATGCAATTTATAAGCATGGGCAAACATCCCTAACGTAACAGGATCAAAGTGAAAATCCGCCTGTTTTCCTTCTATAAAGAAACACATAATTGTCCATCGCAAAAGTCAATATACGCTTCACCACCTCCATCTCCGTTAATGGAAAGTGTTTGTGTCTGTATGCTATTCATTATTCACCTCCTTTAATCTTTTAATTAGTGCATCAGCGCAATTAACCGCATATTTAGCGATTGCATCAGAATTACCTCCACGGTCATCTGCTATAACAGCCTTAATAATATCTTTCGCTAATTCGTACCTACGTTGTTCCCAATCAATTACTAAATTCCCAACATTCAAAAAATCAAGTTCGCATTCTCTGTAAACCATGTTATCACATACATATAGATTATCTCCGCTATGTTGAGCGTTGACATTTACTTTGGGAATTACATCTACCAAAACCCCTGTTGATTTTACTCTTGCTTTCATTGTTTAATCATTTATTTTAACAAACGTTTAGTAATAGTACCGAATGAATGATACCGATGCCAAACTATATTTCCACGCTGAATTTCAGTAAGCCAATCACAAGCTTTAAAAACTTGTCCTACATTGTATAGGAATGGTCTTTTTTGAATTTTTCTTTTTATTCTTGCTTTCATTGTTCCTCCTTTGTTTTAAAATATTCAATCAGTTCGTCTACGGTAGCCTTGTGATAACGTCCTGAAATAATGGTTGCATTATCCCAATTTTCATCCCAAAAGAACATAATGCCTTTGGGTTCTGTGAAATAATGATCGTTACCAATAGAATCACCATAAGAAACGCTAAGAATGGAATCTGCTATAAACCACTGCATGTAGTTACTATCATCCCTTAATGCAGCGATAGCCAGGAAAAGTTCTTCATTCGTTCCGCAATCAATAAATTTCCCACATAAAGCACTATGTTTGTCAAAAGGGAGGTCAAAAGAATCCGCAATCACATAACTAGGAGTATCAAATCCTTTTATTGGATATTGATAAGCCCATATTATACTACAATCAACTGTCCATTCAGGATAGTTTTTGGAATACCCAAATTCTTCCAGCCCTCTCCGAAGCTCCGGTGTGTTTTTGCGTATAAAGCAAGGTGTTGTAAATCCCATAATTATTCCTCCTTCCCAACTTTAACATATCCGTTTTCGATGCACCAGCACAGCATTTCATAGACTGCATTAATGAGTTCTTTACTCTCTGTAATCTTTATTATTGACCTAGAATAAGGTTCCATATACAAGCACGTATAGCTATCTGCAAGTTTTTGCATGGTCAGCACTTCATTGCCGATGAAGCAAGGCAGCTTATCGAGAATATCCTGCAAGGTGTAAGTTGTACGACAATGGTCGTAATTCGTATCGGCATCCAGAGAGGTTACAACCATGTTATCTGAATCTGATTCATTCCACTCGAAACACATGCTCCCATCGCTCGTATCAAACCCAATCTTCTGCAAATGTTTCATCTGTTCAACTGATAACACCTGTTTCATTTCTTTTCCTCCTCCATTTTAATCTCTGTTATTTTGCCACGACTGACAAAACACTGACCTATTCCCAAATCGAGTAAGGCACAATAGTTATCGTCTAAAAGATTAGAGCATTCCTGGCATAAGGAACATTCATTACAAAATCCTTCTGATGATTCATGTAGCACCCCATCTATTATTATTCCGTTCTTTATTTCCATAATTATTTTCTTCTATACGTTTCGCAATCTGCTTGTCTATACACCTATCATCTTTTATCCATTAATTGCTTCATTTAACTTTTCCTCAAACTCCGCAATGATACAATCTGCATCACCGCCATGTACCCAATTGTCCAATACAGACGAAAGAACTTCAACTGCCTTTCTAGATGTTTCGTCAACTGCCATATTGATCGCTTGATTCACTTCCTCTAACGTAAACATACTCATAATTATTCCTCCTTCTTTTTAAGACTTATTATATCAATTGACAACCTATCGGCAATTTCTTCCTTAATCACCTCCCTGCACAAATTCCTTATCATAGAGTAATCACCGTTTTTCTTTATTTCGTCGGAAACCATATAACGAACCCACCTCTCTATATTAACATCGTCCCCATAGGTGTTATGGAAGATACGTTTAACTTCCTCTTTCACGATTGAAACCACTATATCCTTTATATCCTCTTTAGTCAACTTTAATTCGTTATG